TTTTCTAAAGCATTACCAAGGATAACATCAATAGTAGTAGTTAAACCAGAAGTTACAAAAGTTGAAACAAGAGAAGCTTTTACAAATCTTTTATTTCCTATGTAACCTAAAGGTGTTGAAACAGAATGAGCAGCTGACAAAGCAGATTCACTTTCAAGACCTATAAGATCATCATCGCTTACTGATCCACTGTAAGAACCAGAAATATCGGTTTCTTGAATAAGTGGAGTTACTGTTCCGTCTGTTCTTGCACCAGTTTTTACAACAAAGGTAACTGAATTATAACCTTTTGTGTCAATTTCAATACCAGCTGTTGTAGTATTTGTTGTAATTGTTTGAATATTAAGTCCATTTAGAACTTTTATATCATGTTTTAAATCTCTAATAGCCATAGATTTTATTTATTAAATTATTAATTATATTGCAATTTTAAGTTTTTTTAGACCTTCGGTTAGTATAACTCCACCACCTGTTCTTTTATAAACTAAAAAGCGTCTTTTGCCTACTATTGCTTGAGTGTATGGATCTTCTAAAAACTCAATATTACTATTATCAACAATAGCATAACATTTGCGATAATCGCCAACAATTACAGGAGTAGTTCCAGCAGCAACGTCAGGCATATCATTTGCAATAAAATAAGGCAAACCTGCTATAGTGTTAGGCAAAGTTGCTGCGAAATTTTGTTGAAGGACATATTGACCTTGCCCATCTTTTAAAGTTCTAATATATTTATGTAATGTTCTACGATTAAACATGAAAGCTAGATTATATCCGTCTTTAATTTCGCCTTGAATTTCATATAATGAATCGCCTACTATTATTGTTGCACTGCCAGAGTTTACTTCACCTATATTTGGATGAGTTAAAAGACCTTGAGGCTCTGAAACTCCATTTCCTAAAATGAATTTTTGACCTTCAATTTGTGCAAAGCTTTCAGAAATATCAGCAGATATTTCGGTTCTCATGTTATATGCTGAATCTCTAAGTAATTCCACAGAAATATCAGTATATGTATAAAGTTTATGGGCAGGGATTGTAACTTCTCCATAGATTGAATTTGATTGGCTAGCCGCTTGCCCTTCACCTATAAAACCACCAGTTACTAAACCTATTCTTTTTGAAAGTTTAACTTCTTTATTAGCTGTTGAAATTACTCTTGCAACAGAACGAACAGGTGAAACTTCTGTAATATTCTTAATAATTTCATTAAGATATTCTGATGGTGCTAAATAACCGCCATTTTCATTGCTATTTTCACGTAAGAATTTACGCTCCTCAACATGTTGCATTTTTAAAGTGCCTTCTTTGATAAGCTTTTCAAATGATTTTAACTCTTGCGTTTTAGCTTCTTTAGCTTCTCCGCTCAATCCTCTTTTAAGATCAGCTTCTATTGAGTTAAGTCTGTTCTCTAATTCTTCGGCCTTATTAGCTTTTTCTTGAATTTCTTTTAGTTTTGCTTGGTTTTTAGTTTCTTGAGCGTCTAAAAGATTATTGATTTTTTCTTCCATCTCTTTAGAAACACCAGCACGGAGAGCGTTTAAAGCTTCCATATGTTTTTGTTCAAAATCTGACATATTATTTTATTTTTAAATTATTAATGAAATTATTAAGATCTGTGATGATTTTTTGTTTTGTGTCAACATCTCGTTGACTATCTTCGCCAGCGTCTCGCTTGCTTGAAAATTCTTTTACTTTGCTTATTAATGTTTTAGCTTCGTTATTTGAGAAACCATAAGCTTTTAATGTTTGTTCTATATCTTTTAAACTCTCAAAAGATTTTGTTAATGGACTAATAATTGAATCATCTTCAAATTCTTCTGACATTCTTTTATAAAGCTGATTAATAACTGGTTTAATGCGGTTTTTATCATTATCTGAAATATCAACACCACCTCTTGCACCATTTAATATACCAGCAATTGCAAATACTGCTCTTGGTATGATATAAGGCTCTCCATTAATAATATCAGCATAAAGTAACTTATAAGAACCAAATAAATCTGGATTTTGTCCATCAAAATACATAAAGTATTTGCGATAATCTTCACTCGGTGCTTCAATTGAATTTGTATACTGTCTTATTCTTTGTTCTGCTTGTGTTCCGTCCCAGTTTCTATCTCTTGGAGCTAATGAAAGTTTTGTCGTGCCAGCAAATGATTTAAAACTATCTACTAAAGCTCGTGAATTCATTGCTTTTGTAACCAGTGAAACTTCAATTAAATCAATTTCTTTTAAAATCCTAACCCCATCTTTTGACATATCAAAATTTTTAGTTCTAAAGCCAATTGACATTTCTTTAATTGATCCAACTTTCATCTGCGGAATAATACGACCAGAAACTAAAGTATCATCTTTTGGTAATTTGCCTTTAATAACTAAACCTTTATCATTTTCATATAATTCATAAGAAACTCCAATGGGCTCACTCATCTGATGTTGCCATAAAATAGGCACTTGTGAATTTTTTGCTAATGAATCAGCAAAAGCACCTTTAACAACAACATCGTCACCATAATCAATATTATTGAAGGTTGATGCGTAGCCTTCAAATGTAAAAAAATTATTTTCTTCGTCAGTTGCTTTAACTTCAAATGGAAATGTTTTTATTTCTTTTTTCATTAGAAAAAATTATGTTGCCTTATAAAAAATTGAGTATTATAAATAACATTAAAAAATTTTAGTGTTAATTAGGTAAAATCCCTACTTGTCTAATCTTATCTAAAAAATAAAAAGAATGCTTCTGTCAGATCAACAACCAATTGACCTTAATATTAAATTTAAAGGTTCTTATGAATTACTGTGCTGGATTTTAAAGAAATATAAAAACGAATTACCTTATAATGGATATATAGGACATTTTGCGACTGCTAATAATTATTATTTTACTTGCTCTAAAGAGTGGAAAAGATATGGAGTAAATTACAAAGTTTGGAATCTTTTACATAAAGATTTAACAATTGCCTACTTAATGAATAAAATTGAAATTGCAAATTTAAACGAGCTTCAAAAAATTTATAATAACAACATTAATAATATAAAATTACATGACAGTATTAATAGCACAAAACACCAAAGATAAAATTATTCTAGGAGCAGACACAGGTTGTTTTTATGTCAATAGTGGTTCTAAAATTCACTTAGATAATCACAAAAATCGCTTAAAAATTATGCAAGTTAATGATATTGTATATGCAGGAACTGGCTTAGTTAGTGAGATTATTAATTTTGGTTTATTTTGCCAGACTAGAAAACCTGAAAGAAATGACCAATTAGGAATACAAAGATTTTTTATTGATTTTGGCAAATGGCTAAAAGATCAGAATATTGAGCCTAATGGTAAAGTTAATAATCATTATTTTCTTGTTTTTGAGAAAAAATTATTTCACTTTGAAGACGGTGCAGTTAATGAAATTTTGGAAGATGATTTTGCAACTGATGGGGCTGGGCATAGAGAGGCTTATATGGCAATGTATTTAGGTAAGTCAGTTGAAGAGTCAATAAATCTTACAATTGAAATGAATGTATGGGCAAGTGGTAAAGCTCAGATTGTTGAGATTGAAAAGAATTAAGGTTTTAATGGAGTGTTGCCACCACTTATTGATTCATAGCCAACTTATTAATCTCTGTATTTTTCCCAGATATTTGTTGCCCAAGTTCTGCCAGCATACACTTCAAATTAAAGCTTGAAATAATTAAATTACTTATTAGAATTAATAACAAGTTATTAACAACTAATTTTAATTTTTATGCCTTCGCTAATAGATAAAACTGGCCAGAAATACAATAGGCTTACCTTTATAAAATACTTAGGAAACAGAAAGTGGCTTTTAAAATGTGATTGTGGAAATAATGTAATTCAAAATTCATCTGTAGTAGTCAGAGAAAAAACAAAATCCTGTGGTTGTTATAATTTAGAGCAAGTAACAAAAAGAGCAAAATTAATAAACTTTATTGATATAACTGGGCAAACCTTTAATAGACTAACTGCAATTGAGTATATTGACAAGTCTAAATGGCTTTTTCAATGCATTTGTGGAGTAAAAAAGCCAATAAATAGCAATGCTGTCAGACAAAGTAAAATAAAATCATGCGGTTGCTATAATGTCGAATTATGTTTAAAAGATAGAGTTCCAGTTATGATTAAATCAATAACTAAACATGGCAATATCAAGCATACAAAGAAAAGCAATGCTTATTTATCTTGGGGAGCTATGAAGCAAAGATGTTTAAACAAAAAGCACAAAAGATATTATGATTGGGGAGGCAGAGGAATTAAAATTTGTGATAGGTGGATAAATTCTTTTGAAAATTTTTTGGAAGATATGGGAGAAAGACCAAAAGGAATGACTTTAGATAGAATTGATAACAACGGAAATTACGAACCTTCCAATTGTCGCTGGGCTACATTAGAACAACAGGCTTCTAATAAGCGTTAATATGTATAATCAGCGATGCATCTGCAATTACAAGATTCTTCTGGAGGTAAATTTTCTGCTCTTGGATATTGAGCTCGATAATCGCCAATAATAAAATCATCTTTAAT